CTACCGGCAATAAGAACTTCAACCGCTTCATGGGCTGGGCAGACGCTGCTCGTCAGCTGCTGGTCATGACCAACGCCGACAACCCGCGCGACGCACAGCAGGCAGTGGATCTGGGTGCTGAGGGCATCGGCCTGTGCCGTACCGAGCACATGTTCTTCGCTGAGGACCGCATCAAGGCTGTCCGTGAAATGATCTGCGCACGTACCGTGGAAGAGCGCGAAGCTGCTCTGGCCAAGGTCGAGCCGTTCCAGCAGGGTGACTTCGAGGCGATGTACCGCATCATGGGTGAGCGCCCGATGACCATTCGTTATCTGGACCCGCCTCTGCACGAGTTCCTGCCCACCAAGGACGAGGACATCAAGGAGCTGGCTGCCGATATGGGCATGACCTTTGATGACCTGAAGAACGTGGTTACTTCTCTGCACGAGTTCAACCCCATGATGGGCCACCGCGGCTGCCGTCTGGCTGTTACCTACCCTGAGATCGCAGCCATGCAGACCCGCGCCGTGATCAAGGCTGCTCTGAACGTCTCTGCTGAGACCGGCCATGTGATCACCCCGCACATCATGATCCCGCTGGTTGGCGAGGTCAAGGAGCTGAAGTTCGTCAAGGACGTTGTGGTCAAGGTCGCAGACGAGCTGATCGCTGCTGCAGGCGTTGAGATGAAGTATCAGGTCGGTACCATGATCGAGATCCCCCGTGCAGCCCTGACTGCCGGCGAGATCGCCAAGGAAGCCGAGTTCTTCAGCTTCGGCACCAACGACCTGACCCAGATGACCTTCGGCTTCAGCCGTGATGATGCCGCCAAGTTCCTGGGCGCATACTACGAGAACAAGATCTACGAGAGCGATCCGTTCCAGCATCTGGATCAGATCGGCGTTGGCAAGCTGGTCAAGATGGCTGCCCACGACGGCCGCGAGACCCGTCCCGATCTGGGTCTGGGCATCTGCGGCGAGCACGGCGGCGACCCCACGAGCGTGGAGTTCTGCCACAATGTCGGTCTGGACTACGTCAGCTGCTCTCCCTTCCGTGTGCCTATCGCACGTCTGGCTGCCGCTCAGGCTGCTATCAAAAATCCCAGAAAGTAAGATTGTTGCATGAAGATGCACTAATCGCGCAAAACATGGGAAGATAAGCGTATGATAAACCTCCCCGGTGAAACTGAATGGTTTTGCCGGGGAGGTTTTGTTTATCGAAGAGCATATTGAGGAAAATGAAATGAAGTATAGCAATAATGAATTGAGAGAAAGATGGAAGGCAATAAAGAGGCAAGCATGGAATGATGATGAATTCAATGAGCAGGTTGAAAAGTTTGAAAAATACGCGGTTGAAGAAATTCAACGAGTGCAAGAAAATGCAAATATAAAATTGAGACTACTGGAAGAAAAATATAAACAAGATCGTGAAGAAATTATGAAGGGATTGTATGCAGATGAAAAAGAGATAAATGATAGTTTTATAGAGATTATTGATGAAATATATAATGAGATCCCTAAAGAAAGCAGAGTGAAAAATACAACATCAATGAGGCAGTTGCTTTTGAGAATATGGGCAGAGCAAGCAAATTGCTTTTATATCTCAAGTTGGAATGAGCGAGAAAATGGTTCGGAAATGCTTGATTGTGGCAGAGTTAAAGGAAAAAAGAAAAATGAAGTTGGGGGTAATGCAAAAGGAGGAATAAACAACTACACAACGTTTTATAAAAAGAAATTGGATAAGGCGTTCGACATCGTAATGGGAAAATTTTACGATGAGGATAAAGATTGTATGGTTGGAGCACATGAATTTCTGAGTAAAGACAACCGCATTAAGTTGACTGAAGAAAATGTGTCTTTTCTACAGGATATTTTCAGTTGTTACTATGGAAGCGAAAAAGAAGACGATGTAGTCACGTTGATAGAAAAAGGAAAGACATCAGAAATTGGATATGCGCAGAGAATGGCTTTGAGAATAGGCATGGAGGCATTATCGAATAATCCAAATATCAGAATTACTAATGAGATGGTTGAAATGAGATGGTTGGATTTGTTTGGATCAACCAAGGATGAGGCTAATTGGGCATATGATGAATTAAGAGAGAATTTGAAAATAATTTTTGAATTGCCATATAAGACAAAGGATGAATGCGTTGCATGTAGAAAAGCGAGTCAAGCAATAGAAAAGTGTGATTGGGAAATTCGAAGCATAATATCTGAATATTGTCTCGATCCGACGGTGGATTATAATAAAATAAATGAAGAGTTAGAGGAATTAAAGAAAAGGATTGTAGAGCGAAGAGCAGAGTTAAATAAATAAAAAAATTGGCGTAGGTGATTTGTAAGGAACCACCTACGCCAATTTTGTTGTTGAAAAGATGTTGAAAGCCTGAGAGTTTTCAGCATTTTGAATTTTGAATTGCAAAAAAACAACGTAAAACAGCAAAAAAATTAAAATGAAAAACTCGAGGAATCAAGTATCGTCGGGGATGGAATTATGATAGAATACAGCCAAGCCTAAGGAACATGTCCAAGGGCAAAATATTAAGCGGAGGTTTCTAACCATGAAAAAAGATGATGCTTATGATTCTGATTCCTGTGGTGAAGACTACGCAGGCCAACCACCAGATGATGACCAGTCGTTCATTGTGCCAAGGCGTGGTCTGGAACCTGACACGGGGCCAGATGATGACCCTATGACAGTGCAACGACGGGGCTCACCATCGGATACGGATTCATTTGTATCTGAGGAAGATATGGACGAGTACCCGGACGAGTACTCTGATGACGGGGATGAGCTGGATACGTTCATTCTGCCGTATCCAACCGGGTCAAAGCTCGGTAAGAAAAAACGTAAAAAGAAACATAAAAAGAAGTCCAAGAAGAAATCCGGTGCTTCATCTAAGGGCGTGGATATTTTGAAATTGGCTGCTTCTATGGAAGGAGATGATGAAGATGTGCAACTTACCGATGACGAACAGAAACCGCCGGCAAAGGGGAGGCTCAGACAACCAGGTCTTTGTCAGATGGAAGAAAATCTGCTTGAAAAAGCGGGCTTTATCTATAGAAAGACCGTGCTATATTACTATAACGGTCAATACTATGAACCGATTGATGCAGAGGGTGTAATAGCTCTTTACCGTCAATACATAAGTCCAGGGCTTGACGGGGTAAAGAACCTCCGAAACCACATGGACATTTATAAATGCCTGAAAGCAGATCCTCGTCTGAAGTATGAAGATTCGCTGAAAGACAAACCCTATTGTCCTTTGAAAAACGGGATCTTGTATCTCAATAAAATGAAGCTGAAGCATCATAGCCCAAAGCGCAGAACGTTTACAGTTCTGGATGTTTACTATGATGAAGATGCCGAGTGCCCGGTGTTCGACGAGCTCCTTGATACGATTACCGAGGGGCGCGAAGAACTGAAGGAGCGCTTTATGATGGCGCTTGGGTATCTTCTGATTGAACCATCAAACGGAAAATATTTCTTTGTTATGGGATATGCGCCAAACTCTGGCAAGAGTATCTTGGGCAATTTCATACAGAAATTATATCCGGAGAACTCGGTAAGCAACCTTTCACTTGGCGAACTGGGTGGAAAGTTTGAAACCGAGTCGCTGCTGTACTCCAGAATCAATATCTCCCTGGATCTTCCCCAGGAAGTACTGAATGCAAGTGCAGTGTCCAAACTGAAGCGGATCACCGGTGGAGACAGCATCGAAATCCAGCGCAAAAATCAGGGAGCCTTAAAGCTTGACCATAATATGAAATTCCTGTTTGCCACCAATTTCCCCCTGAGAATTGAATCAAATGACCCGGCATTTCTTGATCGAATTATCTTCCTTCCGTTCATGAACTCTGTTCCGAAGGAAGAAAGAGATCCGAATCTTGCTAAGAAACTTTGGAAGGAGCGCGATGCAATCGTGACGAAAGCACTTCAGTATGCCAGAAAACTGATGAAGCAAGGCTGGCAGTTTCCGCCGATTCCTGATGTGGACTGCATGAGAGGGATACAGCGGAAAAACTCGATGGACTATCTTAAAGAGTTCCTTGAAAACCACTGCGAAATGGGGGACTACAACTATTTTACTGCTACATCTGATTTGAGGAGAGCGTATGAGGCCTATTGCGATGAAAACGGCACATGTCCGTGCAGCGCTACAGCGTTCAACAAGTACATGGAGCAGGCTGGCGGTGTTCGTGACCGAAAGCGTCTCACCGCCTCGGAAAACCCAGTGTGGGGGTTCTATGGTATCCGCCTTCGTCCGTAACAGCTGACTTTTCGGTGATATGTTATATTACTGAATCCGAAGCACGATCACAATCACTACGGAGGTGTTACGATGATGGACGTTGACGAAAAGGCGATGGCTTACTGTCTGATTGAAGCTCTTTTTGCGGCAGGACTGCTGAACCTGCCTACCTATCAGAACTTCCTTCGGATGAAGCGTGAGCAGGAGGAAGAACCGCCTGCAAAGGCTTCGTAAACAACAGAGAAAGGCTCTGGTGGAGGATTCTGCCAGAGCCTTTCTTTTTATCCGAAAAAGCAAGAAAATGGAGGTAAAAACATGCGAGTAGCAGTATATGCTCGCGTCTCAACAGAGCATGAGGCGCAAATCAATGCGCTGGAAAATCAGTTGGAGTGGTATAAAATCGAATGTTCCCGGCATTCGGACTGGGAAATCGTGGAGGTCTACGTAGACCAAGGCATCACCGGAACACAAGCACAGAAGAGGCCAGAGTTTTTGCGTATGATGGAGGATGCAAGGAAAGATAAATTTGACCTTATCATTACCCGTGAGGTGAGCCGCTTTGCACGAAATACGGTGGATGCTTTGTCCTATACGCGCCAGATGAAGGCTATGGGCGTGGATGTGCTTTTTATCAATGACGGTATCAACACGGCTGCCGATGATGGCGAACTCCGACTGTCGCTCATGTCTTCCATGGCACAGGATGAAAGCCGCAAAATCTCAGAACGTGTGAAGGCGGGGCAGAAAATCAGTCGGGAAAGGCACATTCTGTATGGCAACGGAAACATCTTGGGATACCGCAGGGTGAATGGAACCTATGTGCCTGAACCGGAACAGGCTGAAACTGTAAGGTTGATTTTCCAGATGTATTCGAGTGGTGAAGTCGGCCTACAGAAAATAGTCGCAGAGTTATATCGTTTTGGACGGTTGGATGCGGGAGGTCATGTTTCGTGGGACGCTTCCAAGGTGAGTCGGGTCCTGCACAATGCAACATATAAGGGATGCATTTGCTATAATAAATCCCATAGTGACGGCTACTTGACGCAGAAGCGTATCAAAAATCTGGATGAAAGCAGATACATCTATGTGAAAGGGGATTTTGAGCCATTGGTTTCGGAAGAAATGTGGGAGAGATGCCAGCAGATTTTGGCATCGAGATCAGCACGAGTAATCGATGAAAACGGAAAAAAGCACAAGTACATGAGAAATACGCCTAAGTCGGTCTGGACGGCAAAATTGCGTTGCAGTTGCGGTGCAGGATTTATTCAGTTCAAGTGGCGTGTGAACCGGGATGGTGCTGTAATTCATGGATTTCAGTGCTACTGCCGTACACGCAGGCCGAGCATCAGCTACTTGCAGGAACATGGCCTTGATTTGAGCATCAGCTGCCAAATCAAGGCCATCAGTGAGTGGAAGCTGGATTTGATGGCGGCAAAGGTGTTTGAACATCTCACATTTGACAAAGGCAAGACCGTCAAAGAGGTATACCGGATTCTGAACCGCTGCATGGCAGAGGAAAAGACTGTGCGTATTTCCAGAAAGGCAATGCTGGAAAAGAGCATCGCTAAGCAGAGAGAACGGCTGGACAAGTATATTGACCTGTGTGCTGATGGCATCATCACCAAACAGGAACTTATGGAACGTCGTAAAGGCTTAGACAACCAGATCGCAGATCTGCAATCTCAGTATGAGAGCGTAGAACAGGAGGATGAACGCAGTGGAGCGCTGGACATGAATCTGATTTCGCAGAAGCTGGATGAATGGCAGCGGGCATCAAAGAACGATGTTGATCGGGAGCTTATCAACAGCTGTGTGGCGCAGATCACGCCTTTGACAAATGAAGAGTTTCGCTGGGCACTCGACTTTCAGATGTCAGAGGTACGGGCGAGAAACGCCGCAGCATATACGATGGATGGCTTTGTAGAGATGACACGCTTTTCGATTTCCTTTGAGGAGGCAAAGGCTTTTAAGGCATCCCGAAATCAGGGAATCCGCAAAAATGAATGGCAGGATCTCACGGTGGTTGTGGGAATCTGGTCGAAAACGCAGAAGTAGGAGGCTGTGTCGGCTGTGCCGGTTGTGTCAGAGATTTTCAAAACAAGTTTTATTATATCCTTATATCTCCACCCATAAAACACCTGAAAGACACGAAAACATAAGACCGATTCGCAAAAACACTGACACAGTGGACACACTTGGTACAAGTTAGGCGTATCTGAAGCAGATATAATGATATATTATACCCTTGGATAGAAAGACCAGTAAGCAACCACATCAGCTTACTGGTCTTTGATTTTTACAGAAAAACGGAGGAAAAATCAATGGCAGAAATCTTTGAAAAAGTATTGGTGGAGGTGATGAAAGCAGTCGGAAAAGGTGTTGCGAAAATCATTGTCTGGACGGCTCATCAAATCGAAAAGAAATAAGACAATCAAAAATTTTGGAGGTAAAGATTATGTCCGCAAATATTGAAACCATGTTCTCTGTCCGTGAGACCCCCTGGCATGGTCTTGGCCGTATCGTTATGGATGCCCCTGCAAGCCGTGAAGCCTTGGAACTGGCTGGTCTGGATTGGCAGGTAGAGAGCCGTAATATCTATTCCGGTACGGGTGACATGATTCCCGGCTATCGCGCCAATGTCCGTAGTACAGATGATGCCGTACTCGGTGTGGTATCTGACCGCTACCGCATTGTGCAGAACGAAGAAGCATTTCAGTTCACCGATGACCTGCTGGGTGAGGGAGTTACTTATGAAACTGCCGGTTCTTTGCAGGGCGGCAAGAAGGTCTGGATGCTGGCAAAACTGCCCGAAAAGTACATCATCGCCGGAGACGAAGTGACCCCATATCTTGTCTTCTTCAACAGTCACGATGGCAGTTCTGGTGTCAAGGTCGCTATGACCCCGGTTCGTGTGGTCTGCCAGAACACCCTGAATCTGGCTTTGGGTACTGCAAAGCGCATCTGGACTGCTCGCCATACCGAAAATGTTCTGCTCCGGGTGCAGGACGCTCGTGAAACCTTGCAGCTTGCCAACAGCTATATGGGGGAACTGGGCAAGAGCATCCATGAGCTGACCACCATCAAGCTGTCTGACCGCAAGGTGCAGGAGTTTATCAACGAGTTCTTCCCCATCACGGAAGACTTAACCGATGGCCAGCGAAAGAACAACCTGCGCTTGCAGGAAGATTTGAAGGCTCGCTATTATAATGCACCCGATCTGGAGTGGGTCGGAAAGAACGGCTGGCGGTTCGTGAACGCTGTTTCCGACTTTGCCACCCATGCAGACCCCATCCGTAAAACTCGCAACTACAACGAAAACCTGTTCCTGCGCACCGCAGAGGGCAATCCCATGATCGACAAGGCTTACAAGATGGTGCTGGCAGCAGCATAAAGGAGGACGTATGAACGATGTGAGCAACCGGGCTGTCCGGGAATTTTCTGAGTTCCTGAACATCATCGAAGCCGATTTTCCAAAGCCTACCTGCACCACGGCATACGAGATCACAATGAAAAGCATCATTGTCAGTGCCTTGATTACACTGGACACCGAAAAGCAGATGGACGAGCGTTTCTGGAACCATCTCCGGGTGCAGCGGAACATTCTGGATTTCCTGTATGCCCTGTGGCTGGACGATGACCGCACTTTGGTGGATGAGTTTTCCACGATTATCAAGGACTTGGTGGAATATGATTTCTCTATTGCGGAAGAACAGATGAAAGAGAGGTTGAACATTGCATGAAACGACTTGTATCTACACGGAACCTGTCCAAAGAAGATTGGCTCCGCTACCGCAAATGCGGCATTACCGGCACGGATGCCGGGGCTATCCTTGGTCTGAATCCCTACCGTTCTGCATTTCAGGTGTACCACGATAAAATCAGCGATACCACTGAAAATATCGACAACGAGGCCATGCGGCAGGGTCGTGACTTGGAGGATTATGTGGCGCAGCGGTTTACCGAAGCAACCGGCCTGAAGGTGCGCCGTGCAAACGCTATCTATCAGAGCGAGGAACATCCTCTGCTTCTGGCAGATTTTGACCGCCTAATCGTTGGGCAAAAAGCTGGATTAGAGTGCAAAACGGTTTCGCCCTTCTCTGCGGACAAGTGGGCGGATGGTAAAATTCCAGCTCATTATCTGGCGCAGGTTGACCACTACTTAGCCGTCAGCGGTTTCGACTGCTGGTATGTGGCGGCTCTGATTTTCGGCAGAGAGCTGGTGATCCACAAGATCGTGACAGATAAGCAGGTGCTTTCTGATCTTATTGATAAGGAAGAACTGTTCTGGGCACGTCATGTCGTGCCGCAGATTCCCCCTGCACCCAACGGTTGCGATTGTGACACCCAGCAGATCAACCAGCTTTATGAGGTAGACAACCGGGATAAGACCGCTGATCTGAGTGCCTTGCATGGACTTCTGGATAAGCGGCAGGAGCTTTCTGACCAAATCGAGCAGATGGAACAGGAGAAAACGGCCATCGAGCAACAGGTCAAGCTGCAAATGCAGGATGCTGCCTATGGCACAGCACCGGGTTATAAGGTATCGTGGGTATCCTCCGAAAGCAAACGGGTGGATTCTCAGCGACTGCGGAAAGAGCAGCCGGACATCTTCAACCAGTACAGCAAGAATGTGAGCAGTCGCAGGTTCACCATCGTTCATGCGGCATAATTGTATGGCGGCAGGGAGCAGCTTCTCTGCCGCCTTTTTTCTTGGAGGTTTGATTATGGCTACGGAAAATCCATTCGTAAAATTATTTGCTATCGACTTCAAAGATCATCTGGAAGTCAAGAAGTCCGGCAATACGGAGCTGAAATATGTAAGCTGGGCGTATGCATGGGCAGAGGTGAAGAAGCTGTATCCTTCCGCCAGTTATGAAGTTAAAAAGTTCAACGGCCTGCCCTATGTCTATGACCCCATAACCGGCTTCATGGTGTATACCTCGGTCACGATTGAGGGCGTTTCGCACGAAATGTGGCTGCCTGTACTGGATGGCGCAAATAAAGCGATGAAAGCCACCCCTTACACCTACACCACT